AAGCAACGGAATTATTACCAGTCGCAGATGTTCCAAGTCCACCAGCAAAAGTATGAATACCAAATGCAGATGTCCAAATTCCACAAGCAAATGAATTTTCACCCGATGCAGTTGTCCCATATCCAAATGTAGCAGATCGATAACCAGATGCTATCGTTTCTTGTCCACTAGCAAATGAATTCGCACCAGTTGCTACCGTCTTATAACCAGTAGTCAACGATTTCGAACCGCTTGCTGTTGTTTCTACACCAATAGCTACTGAATTATCACCCGTTAATACATTATCATTACCAATTGATGCAAGTGGTGAAGTTCCCGATGTGGTTATTTCTAAATGACCGAGTGAACTATCACCAGCCACATTGAAATATACAGCATTATTATCATACTCATTGGAAAGTACTAATAAATTATCTGTTGGATCTGTAATTTGTAGTTTCCCTTTAGGACTCCAATCTCCGGTCGCACCAGCAGACGTTCCTATAGCAACACTATTATTATAAAACAACCCCATGGTATTATCAAAAAGTGGTATTCTTGACCATTCATCAGAGTGAAAAAATATTGTATTTGCGCCAGTTACACTATTAATAGTGAAATCTATCTCAACATCCAATTCAAATTGAGTGATTGCATTACTAGAACCTATTGACTTCTTTGTAACGGGTTGATTCAAAGAAACAACCGCAAATGGAACTGGATCTTCTGCTGTGACTATTGATCCATCCACATTCAAGCGTTGTATAAATAAGACCATTTTATTAAATTTAAAATCACCAAGATTATTCGCTAATACACATTTAAACAATCCACGCACTTCACCACTAGCTGAAGTTATAGGAACATATCTAATATCATCAAATAGAAAATCTCTATCTACATCTGTCGTCGATAATGGTGAATCCGCGCTTGCTATTTGAACCAATGTACCAGTAGAAAAAACTGTTTCATCAAGAGAACCATCATAAACAGGAGTATTACCAGATACACAATCACTCAACGGAAATCTACCATCCGGACCCGCGATTATATTCATTGATGTTGCCGCGTTTTGTTGCGATGTCGCAATTGAATTTGCACCAACGGTACTACCCGGAGTTTCATATACGAAACTTTGATTTTGATCTATATCATATGCAGAAGTGGTAGAGGCTAAATTAAAAAGGCGTTCACCTAATAGTGAAGTATAAGAAATTGTTTCTATATCTGTAGCAGAAGTATAAATTGCATCAGTCGCGCTTCCATCACCCGGATCATTATGGATATGCGGATCGGTTCTCTGATCATATATAGGAAGAAAGTATTTAATCCCAAATACCGGATACGTATTAGAATTGTTTACTTCATTTAAACCTGCTTGGGTTACTACTATTGAAGACAGTTGTGACATAGTTTATAATCTCCTTAAAAATTCATCAATTTAAAATCGTTTACGTTCTACCGACGCATTTATATGTATTTATAAATAAAGCTGAATTGATGATCTACTAATCATCCAACCCTTGTATTTTGAACGTCCTTTCTCTAATGCAGATCGCATGGATCTACTATTCATTCCACGTTTTTCACAAAATTGCTTCAATAAAGTTATATTATCATATTTCACTCCTTCGGGTGAAATTAAACAATATTTATATTTTTGACTTACTCTTTCTTTTATGCTATATACTTTTCTCAGTGATTCGCTCATTCTTCTTCGAATAACATCACTTCGTTTGGTTCCATAAGCATTTTTATTACCTCTGTTAGCTATACTCATCTTTTTTCTAGTTTCTTCACTTGCCTTTTTGCCTCTTTTAACTATACTCATCTTTTTTCTAGTTTCTTCACTTACCTTTCTACCTCTGTTAGCTATACTCATCTTTTTTCTGGATTCCACAGTATGTTTTCTACCAGAACTTAATTCTTTAAACAGTTTCCTAAGCTCAATTTGTCGTTCCTTTGATAAATTATGAAATGCCATTCCGCCATCACCACCACTCGTGATGTTATAACCAATATTTCTATCACGTGCGCCTAATTCAGCAATCCAAAAGACTTCCCTTTCGTTCAATGTAATTTTGTCTTTTATTCCTTTTTCGAGAATCTCTCTATCAAAATTATTTCTTCTGTATTTTTTAATAGCCTGTTTTAAAATTTTACCCGAACCTAAATATCCATCATCTGCAGACGTGTTGTGTTGTCCGACGTAAATCTTACCATTAATTAAATTTGTAGTTTTATATATTATCACTTGATGCCTCTCTACAGGTTAAATTAGGTGAATTAATAGAAGTAATCTTTGGTAGAGCAAAGAAACGATTTGCAAATCGATGTCCTTCTACTAAATTGTTTATATACTAATCTAAATGTATTTATAGTTTAACATTAAATACCTTTATAATGATTATGGTGTCCATTGGATACCAGTATGTCTTATCATCTGAATTAAAGTATTTTTCGATAAAACCCGAATATTAATTCTCGGAGCCATCAGTGTAAATATCCCCGATATCTCATCGAATACTGTATTTATAGGTCTTATTGAATCAATCGCTCTTGTTATTTGTGATATATTCTCAGCCCATTCTGGAGTGGTTTCAGTAAGATTCACACTCAAATTAAAATGTGGTGTTGGATAATAATCCGCCGATACCGCGGCACTCAAATCAACACTTTCATCATATATAGCCCAATTATTACTATAATCACTTGTATATTTAAACACAATATCACCAACGATCCCAAAAGAATAGAGCATGATTTTAATTGCATTGCGAGTAGTTTTTATACGATACCAGTTTGGTAATGTTTCTATAACAAAACGCAATGCTCTATCTTGAATATCAGCTTCTTCTGTTGTTGTTGGTGTTTCGGTATCTGTTGAAAACACACCCAAATCACCTTGAGTCAAATCCACATTATATCCCATATTATTTGCGAAAAATTGAATAAACTCCATATCGATGATTGATGGATCATGCAATGAAGACAATCTTTCTATCTTCTTCAACATACTAATATTACAAGGATCATCACTTTGAACATATAATGTGTTCAAGAAATTTTCGAAGAATTTAGTAAAATCAGCTATAGATTCACCCTGTAAATGAGACGGTAAAAAATCAACTAAATTTATTAATCTATCATTATCTTCACATCCAACAGTCCATTGACCATCACTTTCTATGTTAGTATTACCAGAAACATCCACCGCGGAAACAATAATATCACCAGTTGCCGAAACATTCCATATATCAAAAGTAACTGTTTTCGTGTCAATTTGTTGCATTGAAGTATAATCTATAAATCCAATACTCGCAGACGTTAATTGAATCGTTTCCATTGCTCCTGTAATTGCTCCATAATCGCCATGATCATCCAACACCTCACAACGAACATAACCAGTCGCGGAATGCTGAACGGACGATGTGGACGCTCCCGTTGTTCCTAGAATACCATCAACAGCAGAAACCACATTTCCACGATTAGGAATAAATCTATCAGATGGATTATGATCATAAAATCTTATACTTGGTGGTAACCGATGCTCGACCAATGATTGAATATAATAACCACCGTCTTGTTCATTAGATATATTACCCACACTATCTTCAACGATAACCCCAATATCTTGAGGTCCACCCAAACCAGTAAGTACCACATCAAAAGTAATCTCTGTAGGAGATACTTGTATCTGACTACTTACATATCCAGCGGTTGCACTTAATGTTATACCAGCAAGAGTTAAACCCAAATTATCGGTTACTGTCACTGGTTGTGTTATAAATGATGAATGTATTTTATTTGCTGGTGATGGGGTTCCAAATGTAATCACCGGACTAACAATATCTGATAGAAATATCCAATTAACATTATTATTGGAATCAGTACTATTGGTAGCAACTCCCCCAACTCCAGCCGAAGCATCAGAATATCCGATATCGGCATAAGTGGCGTTAAGAGTAAGAAACGCATCTATAAAATGCGCACTGGCTGTGTTTAAATTTAACTGATTTGTAGCTTGACCATTAAATACACCATCCTCTCCGATTGTTAGTGTAACACCAGCCAAATTACTAATGGTTGTGGATGTTCCGTTTAATATTGTAAAATCACCAACGGTATCCACGTCCAATGAATTAAAATCTATTATACCTGCTGTATTTGAAAATGCGGAAGTGTTTAATGCATTTGCGCTAAGTTGAAGAGTCCCTGTTCCTGTATGGTAAATAGGTGGCATAATTCGCGAACCAGTTGCCCCAAATTCTGGATTAAATACTTGAGTTCCCGTTCCGGTGAAATATAAAGATCCATCACCACCATCAAACGCGCTTATACAAGCCGATGCGGTACCAAATTTTATTTCATCTCCAGCAAAAGTGATATCTTCATCACCAATACGGAAATTACATTGCGCGCCATCGTCAATTGCAAACACCGCGTTAAATGTGACGGTCGGGTTATTTGTTTTGAAATCAAGAGTAATTGTAGAACCAGATCCATTCTTTACTACGCGAAAATCACTATTAAAAATATGAGTCCCCGCCGCGAAAATATAATGGTAATCTGTACTACCTATATTAAATGTGACGGGTGCCGTGAATGTTCTCGCTGGTACAGTTGCCCATGCATTTTGATACATTATTCTTGAACTAATAGTACCCAATTCATTTAATGTGGCACCTTCTATACAAAGATCATCTCCTTTTATAGTACTACCAATACCTAGAGTTATCGCGCCAGTTACTACCAAATCACCAACCAATTCGACTTCACAACCAGCACCAACTACTAAATTAGCAACCGAACCACTCGCGCATCTTAATATACCTCTTGTTACCGAATCTGCAAATTGTAAAGTATATAAACTATTCGCACCTATATTAACTTCTGCTGTACTCGCAGTTAATATAACTTCTGAAGTTCCGACTGTAACCGAATTAAACGGACTCAGATCAGCTGAATTTGAAAGTGTTAATGTAGATGAACCCAAATCAATACCATGACTATACCCAGAGTCCGCGCTTATACCTGCCGCGGTAATATCAATATCAACAATACAATTACTTGTCCATTGATGATCTATAAATCTCGCATATTCTCCGGTCAATGGTTGCGCACCAGTTGCCCAGTTTAAATCGGTACTCCAATTCGAATCAACATCGCCTTGCCAAAAGGGATCGGATTCAACATCCACAATTGGTGTTGAATACGCTACTATTAATATTGGTCGTTGCTGAACTATTGTAATTTCTTTAAAAAATATCTGTGGTGAATTAAATCCATTTAACAGTGGATCATCAAACATAATACCAACACCATAGTTAGTTACTGGTGTAGTCACCCAACTCTCTACTGTAGATACATCTATATTCCAAGGAACTAATGTATTCTTTAAATTAGCCGCACCCGGAACTGATATATCTATAGAATCTTCTGTAGTACCCCCAAATAATCCGTTTGAATTTGTCCATGTTGCAGTCGATTCATCCCATGAACCAGTCAATTTCTTTAAATTGTATAATTTGTCTTGACTACAATCACCAACATACGTCCATAATTCAGAACTAGCAATATTACTAGAAATGATAGCAGATAAATCAAAATGCCACATTCCTCTTCTTTCTTGATTTAATCCAGCCGTTTCTAACGTAAATGAAGTAGATGTACCATAATTAGTCAATGGCGAATTTTGTTTTATATAAGTATCTTCATCCGCTGTGATCTGTACGTGATCCACGGTTGGATCTATTCCAGAATCTCTAAAATCACCCGATTGCCCACCAGCAGAAACCCATTCTGATTCATATGGATATTGTCCGGTATTTACATCTGGTGTTCCCCCAACATCGATTACTTCATCTACTTTTTTCCAAACACCACTATCATTATATTCAAGAATAAATGTAGATTCATCTGTATATGTAGAACTCGCCGTGTAAGTATAACTGTCACTGAAAGCATTTTGACCTGTTTTTAAATTGGGCGCGGTATCACTAGAAATAAATTGACTCCAACCCGGCGGTAGTGTAATCTCGACTAAAGTTTCATCAAAATATCCACCAGCCGCGGTAATTTGAGCAGATCCCGCATATTGATATTGCCATTGCATTGAATATTTTTCTGTTGATGGATATATTCTCGCTGGTCCATTCGCACCAAAATAATCATTTGATGTTGGTGGTGTAACTGTCAACGAACCAGTAGTACCCACGCTACCCACCCCTGCTGTACCCGCTCCTTGAGTAAATGTAGATGCTGGTGCAGCAATATAAGACAATCCCACGACTCTATAGTCTGAAAGTGTTATTGCCGAACTTTCATATGATATGAGTTTGAATGCAAATCGAGCTAAGTTATTCGCAGATGTGTGTCTTCTAACTTGCAGATTTACTTTATCAGTTAAAGCCATTTATACTCCCTTACGATTTATATCTATATATAGTATTATTTTCTATTTGAGCTATCTCATGTGATAGGGAAAAGTTTACAATATTTCCGCGCTCATCTAACATACCATTTCTTATCGTTTCTGTAATATCATTATATAATTTCACCATAACATTTTTAAATTCATCAGAGTCTCTATATGTACCCTCTCCAGATAATCCTTCCCAAATATCTTTCATTAAATACGTGAAAAAACGTCTGGAATTAAAATTTGCCATTCGATAATGCGCTTCACGATCAGTTACTATAGTTCTACCCCAAGTATCCCCACTCAAAGAAATATCACTTAATGATGCTATATCGAAATTATCACTCGCGGAAACACCAGATGCCACATCATAATGCGCATCGGTAGCCGAAGTGAATGCAGTCGCGTCTAATAAATCATCACCATCGATAAATATTTTAATATTATCATTTATTACAGTAACGACATTTGATAAATTACCACCATATGCAGTACATGCTTGAACATCCGCATCATTTGCAATTGTAGTTCCTATTATCGCACCACTCGTTTGAATCGCTTCTAACCAAACATCAGAATATAAAACTTCTGATTGATTTTTAATTTCATCTGTAATATTAGATATATAAACTGGTTTAGCGAAATCAGCATCTTCATTTAAAAATTCATATATTTTTTTGTTAACTTTTGTTTTTGTTGAACTCAAATTATATAAATTTTTAACATAAACAGTTCCCGCTAATCTAAATTTTTGGATTAATGGCGGAATATATACATTCTTAATAGTAATCTGTGATTTATTATCGAGTTTTTTTGTCATCACAGAAATAGGATGTGTATCAATATATGAATCGATAGTACCCAATTGATCAACAATACCAACACCAGCACAACCAGAAGCGGTACCCGCAACTAATAAATTAAAATATGTTAAAGCGGAATATGAATCATAATCATCGCCTTCTAAATACATATCGGTTAATCCAACATTCGTATCAGAACCGGAAATTCTGGGTCCGGATGTATCAGTATCCAAAAAGTAATAAAGTTCCCCAATCACACTATAAAATACTATATTAAATAGTTTCTTTTGTGCGACTACACTCTGACCATCTTCAGTTAAACGTTCAACTTCTTCCTGTTCACCCCACGCGATTGCATTTTTCACGTTGATTGGACTTGTTTGTTGTTTCAAAAATGATATGTAATCTTTACTGGTGACCACACGATCCAATGCTTGGTAAATCCCCGGAGCATTAAATTTAATAGAATCAATGGATTCTAAATCGGCACCACCTGTTATATTTTTCGATAATCTAAATTCCAAATTATTTGTTATATTAACACCAGAATCACTTAATTGGAAATACCCATCAGTGGTTATTTTTTCACCAACAACACCAACTTGGTTTGCGTTGGCACCTGTTGTTGATAAATACCGAACATATAAATTATCATTAATTGTTATCGGTCCTATTTTTGAAATAGTACCATCACCAAATTCAATAGATGTACCCTCATTTAATTTTGTATCAACTAAACAAACTTGAGGTATATTAATACTATTAGAAATAGCAGAAATTGTAGTATCTTGAGTAAGGATTGATCTTCTAGCCATCTCATAAAGATTAGATGTAGTACTTAATGCAGTAGATTCATCAATACCAATACCAATTTTAGTAAATCCTTCCGAAAGATTATACGTACCGTCAGTTATATCATAACTATAATCTTCCTCTCCGTATATATTACTAAATGAAGTATCACTAATTGCATATTTTTGGAATGTTTGACCACGAGATGAATCTGGCGCGGAACCTAAAAACGTTTGTACTTTTAATTCTCCTTGTATAAGAGAAATGTCTTCAGCCGCCGATGTAGGAACGTTACCTTGTGAATTAAGATCTACTGTACTTAAATTATCAACAGCAACATTGATTGTTTTTGACCAACTCGAACTCCCAGTCCCATTAATAATATCAGTAGAAGTAAAAGTATATTGATATGTTTTAGTTAACATATAATTATCACTTTTATGCTGAAAATTAATAGGAGAATCAGCTGTCCCTTTATATAAGGTTAACTTATCACCCACGGTAATACCAGATGGAAGTGGACCTTTAATAGTAACAGATAATGCAGTAGAAGCAGGGATTGGTCTTGTTATAACATAACCAATATTCTTTGCTAATGAAATAGCAGAACTTCTTAGCTGTAACGTTTCGAAAAATTGTTCTTCCGCGCGACGTTCTAACATATAGTTAGTAAAGTCTGTTGTTGCAGAAAAAATTTCCATAACCATTTGCGCAATCGCAGATTCACGGAAATTCTCAAAACGCGGATCTTCACTCAATCTGTTTGCTACCTGTTGTATTATTTCCGAATATGTAAGATTTGTAAAATTCAGAAAGTTTGTATTTGATCTTAAAGCCATATTATTCCTCTGCCAATTGATTTACAATTATTTATATAAACACTTTACGTTCGAATGTCGTTGAAATAGATGATCGTTTGATATAATAAGGAATCTCTAAATTCAAAGCATTTTGATCCATTATTACTTGCATTCTCGCTCTCGATCTATCGAGTATAATTCTATCTTCCCATGTTTCTATAGCATCTAATATATTATCTAACAATTGTTCCGCGTTTGTCTCAGTAAAATTATCAAATAATACAAATGCAAGATCCGATCCATAAGACAATAAAAACAATCTCTCACCTCTTAAAGTAGAAAGGATGTTTTCTATAGATTGATTTATCACGTCCACATCGAAAATCTCGCCTTTCTTTTCTACATTACGCGAAATGTCATATGCAAAACTTTTTTTGGTTTCTCTTATTGCCATTATTAACCGCCCATCGTTTCATCTTTTGGTATTCCGAGTGTACCAACCGCATCAGAACGCCATCTATCGATCTTTGCTTGCGCTAATGCTATTTTTTGTTGGATTTCTATTTCCATATCATAAAAGTCTTGAATTTTATCATCAACATCCACAAATGTCCAAGATGCACCCTCTTGAGTGATTGATAACCGTTCGCCATAATCTTCTAATTTATTTGAAGAAGTCGCGACATAGTTACATATTCCAAAACCACAATTACCGAAAGCATCTAATAGATCCAATAGATCTAACATACTCTGACCGCCATAAATCGGTGTGCTTAATGCATTCATATAAGCAAGAATCAACGCATCAACACCCGTAGATTCCAATAATTGCGCAGTGTAAATATTTAATTGTGCTTCAATCGCATCTACTTGTTCTGTAATCCAGTTTTGAATCATCTGTTGAATTCCACCTTTACAAATATATAATTCGAACATTTCAAAATCCGTTTGTGCTGATGCTTTTTGTGGTGCGCTCAAAAACGAAAGTATATCATTACTAGGATCGAATAATTTATTTACTAATGTTTCACAAGCAAATGCTACTCTACAAAAATCAGAAGTCTCGTTTCTATCGATGTTTATCAATTTGAATAATTCATCTAATTGTGCCAAAATAACATCCAGTGCCGCTTCGATAACAAGATATATCAAATGGTTTGTGCGATTAATTGTACTTTTAAATACATTCAACGCCAATAACGGAGCCGTGATTGTGCTTTCTATTATACTAACTAATGCAGTATATTCGGCTTTTAGTATATTGCAAAATAAAACTTCCGGTCCAGCCATTAAGCTCTCCTTTAAAATCGTTCAAATACTATATCTCTTTCAGTACCTAATACTGGTATAGAAACATAAATCGCGTTTATACCAGACGCACTTGTACATATATTTATACTTGTTGCGCATGTCATCATTGCAGACGCACCAAATGAATCAAGTGGTGAATTGTGTTCGGGTGTTATTCCCGACATAGGAACCGCGGATGAAGACATATTAGAATAGAAATCCGCCGATAAAGTATCTATATTTGGTTCAAATGTAGATGATATACTTGTAAAATTCGAATTCATATTCGAAATCGATGCACTTGTTAATAAATTTTCTGGTGTATCCGGCATCGCGGCGGCACTCACAACATCTATTAACGAAAGATCTATTCCTTCCATGGCACCATTATTAAGTATTGATATCGCAGACGTATTCACACACGCAGTATTCATATAAAATTCATTACCGTTAAATAATGGTTGACAATCCGTTGGTGTTACTGTTGGTTGTCCAGCAGTATCGATATCATCAGAAAGAGCTTGTAAATTAGCAGTGTTCGCTTCACCATTCGCATCTATAATCCCAGTTAACCCCAAACTATCTAACATATCAGCTGGAATAGAATTACCACCACGAGGCCAATTTAGAATATCGACAAAAATCCAGAAAGGAAATGTCATTCCCGTAAATACGCCCGTTGTTGGAATTGCTGTTCCTGTAGAAACAATAGGTGGTATAAAATTACCAATCAATCCCATGAAAATATAATTAGATAACATCTCATAATAATCATCCGGACCTTGCATATAACCAGCCGCCGCTAATGCGAAAAATGTAGCCCAACAAGGAATACCCAACGCAGGCATTACTGGAAATAATGCCACTCCACTCCCAGTTAAAGTCGCGGGCGCGATTGATGATTTTATTTTAACATCCATGGGTGCATTTAACCATTTTCCAATTTCGATAAACAATTTAGCGTGTATTTCCGGTGACATCGGAATTGGCATTGATGATTTTACCGCATTAACTAATGCATCTTTTAAATCATCCTTATCTGGTATTTTTACATCGATATTACTAAACGCAACACCCGGAACCGGAGTTGGAGCAGTCGCGACCACACCAATTGAGGGATAAATTGGTAATAATAATGTCAGCTTTTGTATATTCATATACATAAAAACGGCATACGCAATACCCGTATAATATCCCTCGATAGGATCTGGATTTAATGCTACTTGCGCCGCGATATTAAATTTCAAAAGAGTACTCAATATAATCATTTTCAAATTCCTTATGGTGTTTCCGATAAAAGGGTTGTGATTAGTGGTAATCCACCATGCACAGCTTGTGAAGCAGGATCGACCGGAAGTGCATTCGGAAACCAAAGTGGTCCTTGTGGGTGCTTAATATGAACGAACGCGCTACCTTTGAGTGTAGTATCAATAGATTCAACAGCGATGCTTGTAGTCGCTTCGTGAACAGCAGTAGTTCCTGCTTTAGTACCCAATGAAGTTGTCGCTTCGATGTCCGTAGAACCATTAGAATTCATTGTAATATCACCAGTGACGTTAATATCCAAATTACCTTTGATGTTCCATGTCACATCACCTGTGTCCGCCGGAGTGGTATCTAAAGTGATATTACCGCTTTCGTCGATTGTAATAATTGCTCCACTCGCGTGTCTGTATGTTGTTAAATTTGTTTCTCTATTAATAGTTAAATATTCACCCGCGTCGGTTTCGAATAAAATCATATTATTCGGGTAATTGGTACTCACTCCCGCGCTGAAGGAACTTAAATTACTGGTATTAAAAACTTTAGTTGTGTATCTCGGAGAATGAAAATCACCTTGGTCGAAATACACTTTTACAATCGCGTCTATAGGCGGAACAACAAACGATCCCAACGTAGAACCGATAAATTGAAAATCGGGAACCGCCCATGGAAGATCACCATCTGGAATTTCATCGCCAAACACACCATATACCCGTATTCTACATTTACCCTGTTGATCTGGATCATCATTAGCCACGATTTTTCCAGTATAAAATGACACCTCTGTTTTCTGTTTAACTCTGGATTCAATAAATTTCGACATAACATCGGCAATATCCGACCCCAATCTCTCTTTAATGAGGGAAATATCAAGTTTTTGTTCTTTTGACATACAATTCTCCAATTAAAATATACCCATACTCAAATATTTATAAATAATTATATATTGGGAAAATTGTAAACAGAGGTTCGTAATGGCAAAGATACAAAAAAGACAAATGACTTTATTCGATCGCGTCGGTAGAGATGTCACACAGAAAAATAATTATACCATAACAATAGGTACCAAACCAAAACCCAGAATCGTCGGTGTTATCACGAATGAATTCAGTTTTGATCTTGCGGCTCAATGGGAAACTATGCCCATTTTTAAAGCCCCCTTTCAAACATTAGAAGGTGCCGCAAATGTCCTCGGTTATAGTCCGACTGGAGCTGGTGTATTTACACGAAAATTCTATAAGGGTGGCTCGTATTTCGAATTCAACGTTGAATTCAGAGTAGTTGATTGGAAAGGGGAATCCGGATCTAATGATGTCGTCGAAGCATCAAGAGGTTTAGCTTATTATATGCTTCCAGTGGTTCCGAGTTCAACACAACTATCTAACGCGGCACAACAAACAACTGGTATATTAGGAAATGCAGGAAAGGAAATAAAAAATACTATTTTTGATCGTGATAAAGAGTCCGTAGAAAAAGGTTCTGCTTTAATGGCTACTACAGCAAATGGAATCGAAGAATTAACAAATTTCGGTGTCAGTGCTGTGAGAGTCCGTGTCGGTAACTTTTGGGATGGCGATTTGGTTCTTGAAAATATAAGTGTTAAATATTCCCGCGAAATAGTAGCATCTGGTCCTTTGTATGGTGATTTTTCTGTTAAAATGTCAACACGCGATATCCCACAAAGAGACGAACTAGAAAATCCTAAATTTGGTGTCATAGGATTCAGAAATACATTAAAAAGAACTTCTGTTGTTCAGTCAAAAGGATAAATTATGGCAATCGACCGTTTTAATAGAACAAAATTCATACAAAAAAATCTCATTAATGGTATAAAAGAATGTGATCTTCCGTTTAATGGATTCAAGGATTTTAATTTTAAACGTCCAATGATTCCATATATAATAGTACAAGAAGACATTCAACGACCAGAACTATTGAGCTATAAACTATATCAGAAAATAAATTATTGGTGGATTATCATGAAAGTCAATAATATAGAAGATATTTGGAATGATTTAGAAATCGGTCAAGAAATACTATTGCCCGATACAAATGATATTGAAGAATTTTACCGTACAACAAAGAAATAGAGTATAATTTATGGCGCAAGATCCAAAAAGAATAGAAGGTATCGATGTCTCACAGTCAATGTTGCAGTATCTCTGCAAAATGACCATTAATAATGTCGATGTTTTTCCGAAAAGTGTGTTATCTATCCAATTAAAAGAATGGATTTTTGATCTGATCCCGCGTCTCGATATTGTATTAATAGACGATGGTAAATTGTTTGATAAATATCCATTCGCAGAAAATAATAAAATAGAACTAATTGTCGGATTAAATAAAGAAGAAGACGAAATAATAAATACGACATTTTCGATCTATGATTATGAAGTCGCGAATACCGGAGACAATCAAATTCAGAGTAGTATTATTCGAATTATGGCTGTATTAGAAAACACCACTTTATTTTCTCCACAATACAGCAGAGCATTCAAATCTGTAAATTCTACTGATGTGGTACAAGAGATTGCATCCGAAGTCGGTTTTGAGTCAGATATACGATTGAAAATGAATGATTCCATGACTTGGTTACAATGTTATCAAAATAATAAAGATTTTTTAGGAACTATTCTTGAGAAATCTTATAATAAAGCAAACGATTGTACTTTTTGTTATACGGGTCGCGATAAAAAAATGGTTTTTACCACTCTACAAACAGAAATAGCAAAAAAGGTTAAATTCACTGCGTTTTTTGATTCAAAAGAAATAACATATACACAACCAAAATTCACCACCAATCAAAAAGATAAAGAATCCGATCAAGAAGTTATTTATTATAACACATTTAGATATGTTAATCTTGGTGGATCTATTAATAGAAATATTGGTTATGGCGCGCAAATAGATTATTATGATATGGACGAACATCAAACATCAGAAATATTATCTGATATACATTCGATGTCCACACATTCTAATAAATCCAAAGATAACGTCGAAACTCTTAGTTTTCAAAAATGTGGTGGTCATCTAAATGCTAATATGCACTCTAATTATATGACAGCTGACATACAAAATAAATATTTAAAAGAAGAGTTCTTTTCTTCTTATGTAATGTTAACCACAAAACCAAGAAGTGATGTCAATCTTTTTGATAAAGTTCAATTGGTTTTGCCAACACAAGACGGTTCAACTAATGATGGAGTACATTCCGGTGAATATATCATAGGTGGTATGTCACACGAAACATCTAACGATGGTCTTTACTACGTTAATATCTTTTTGTTTAGAAATGGTATTAATGCGGGTGAAGCATTAGGAGAAGAAGCAGAAACGAATCTTTCATAAATACAGATATATAACATTTTTTAAGGAGAATTGATATGAAAATGGTAGATCCCGCTGAAACCAGCGAAATGCAGGAAATTAACTCAAAAGAAACTGTTGCAAAAAAAGTCCCCCGCGCTAAACCTTTGGGTGTATCCCCAACGGATGGATTTTTCCCGATTGATGGAATTCCAAGTAAATACAAATTATACCCAGAAGGTACTAAATTACACGCGCGACCACTAAAAGTACTCGAACTCAAGACACTCGCTACTCTTAATGAAAATAACGTGAATCTTGTTATTAATGATGTTCTTTCAAAAGCCGTTAAAGGGCTTCCTATCGACGATCTCATAGTTGCTGACAAACTCTATCTTATCTTCTGGTTAAGAGCATACACGTACAAAGACAGTGGTTATGTTATTGATTTTGATTGCTCTGAATGTGACACAAAATCTAACTATGAATTTTCATTAGATTGTCTTAACATCAATGACATCAAAGATAATTATGATATATCCAAAGAGATCGTTCTCAAAAAGTCCGGAGATACTATTAAAATCGGTCAACTTTTGATAAAAGATGAAAACAATGTACAAAATTTCATCACAAAACACAGAAATTCTTTAATGAAATTCAATGAAGAATTATTAGGCATCGCAAACCTAATAACCGAAATTAATGGTGAAGAGTTGAGTATGTTGTTGAAATATGAATATATCGTCAAACTCGATCCAATAGATTACCTTTTCATTGAGAGTTATATCAAAAAATATGAAATCGGCATCGATCCAATAATGGATGTAAAGTGCAAAACATGTGGAGGGACTGCGCCTGTGGCGGTTACGTTTCGTAGCGAGTTCTTTATTCCCACAGTTGATGTTGAATGATATATTAGAAATTCAATTTGTTTTATCTCTAAAATGTAACATACCACCAGATGATAATATGGACTTTTTTACTGTTTATTGGTTTTATGAAAGATACATTGCCCACAAACAAGAAACTGATCCTGTTAGCGTCGCTGGTAATAATTTGTCTCAAATGATGACTGGGTAATCTAATATTATAAATAGTTAAAACGATAAAACTAAGGACTATATATAATGGCAGATAGAAAACGAACAGACAACAAACGATCAAATAATAATTTGGTTGCGGGACTTAATAAAGCTGAACTTTTTAAACTTCATAACGAAGAACAGAAAAAGAATAATATTCAGATTAATTTACTAAGAAAGATGAGTTCGTCTAATATCGAAATTTCAAGTGATACTGATGAATTAATCAAATTACAAAAAAGTCAAAAATCTCCAGATGATAAAGTGGGGAAAAAGACGAACTCATTACTTAGTAGATTAGTTTCGAATTCAGATCCTAGAACTTTAGATCTCACCGACAATACAATAAAAAGAATGGCTCAATCGCGATCTATTGGCGGCAGAACTTTTCATTTGTCTGCAAAAACCCTTAGAGAACTAAAACCAGAAAGCACAAATGATATATTAAGAAATGGTATCGAAATATCAGATACGAGTATTAATAAAATATCAACTGCCATGGGTAATGCGTTTAAAGGCTCTACTATTATAAAAGGATTGCTTCCAAATATAATGGCATTACCAGCACGATTACTAAAATCTATAGCAACTCCAATTAAAGCATTACTTGAATTCCCAAAAAAGATGTTCAAACAGATCACCGATCCGATTGTTAATCTCATTGGACTTCCTAAACGTATGCTCGATTCCGTAACGGATAAAGTAAAAGCGATAGGTAGCGCGTTACATCCCAAAAAACTCGTCAGTGGGTTCGGAAAATTATTCGCTCCCATAAAAGGTCTTGTTTCGAAATTTGATCCTCGGAAATTATTCAAAAAGAAAAGAGAACCAGATGAATTTTTGAGAAACAAAAAAGATATTGCTGTTATACAACGTGATAAAATGATCAAGTTGCTTAGTGGTGGTGTGTTTGGTGGTAAATCCAAAAAAGATTTCGGATTATTAGGTAAAATGGGACTCGGTATTTTATTAGCCATAATTACGCGACAATTTTTAGGTCCGTGGGCTAATACACTTAATGTTTTCCGTAAAGGTTTTAGTATATTCAAAAAAGGTGGTACAATAGCAAATACATTCCGTAAAATCGGTAAAGTCGGAGAAGTTGCTGGTAAAGTCGGTGGTACTCTTTTTGATGCTGGTAAAAAATTATTCAAATTAGTAGATAAAGGTGGTACAATAGCAAATACATTCCGTAAAGTCGGTAAAGTCGGTAAAGTCGGTGGTAGTATTGGTAAAGTTGCTGGTGGTATCGGTAAAGTCGGTGGTGGTATCGGTAAAGTTGCTGGTGGTATCGGTAAAGTCGGTGGTATGGTCAGCAAAACCAGCAGTAAAATTGCTGGGAAATTAGGGCTTAAAGCATTAGCAAAAATCCCCGGTCTTAGCGCTATAATAGGTATTGGATTTGCTATACAAAGATTACTCGGTGGTGATGTTAAGGGTGCTGGTTTAGAATTAGCATCTGGTCTATCCGCGATGATTCCTATCGTCGGTAGCGCAATAAGTGTGGGTATTGACATAGCATTAATTGCTAGAGATATAGCAAAATCTAAAAAAGTCAGTCAACCTAAAATGGTAGATGATAAAAATAATGTAATTGCTACAACAAAAACTTCTACCACAAAGAAAACAGGCAAGAAAATAACACTTAAACGAATATTAAATACAATTCCTGGATTGAGAACTGCATTAGAGTTAGGTGCAGCAACACAAAAAATGTTCGGTGGTGACATAAAAGGAGGAACTAAAGACTTCTTATCAGCCGTTGTTGGATTCATACCTAGTTTAGGTAGTTCTTTACTCGAAGGCTTTAAAATAATGGGTGACGTTACTAGCATGAAATCGCCAGCTGAACTACTAAAATATATGGGTTCGGCAACTAAAAGAGTCGCGAGTGGTGCTAGTAAATTATTAGGCGCGGGAGCAAAAAAAGCATCCTCTGTTATAAGCGGTAAAAAAGAGGCTCCCGTTACCGCAACAGGAATGGCAGAAAACAAAGAAAATATAAAACCAAATATTGTAGATGAACAAAAAGTCGCGAGTGGTGCTAGTAAATTATTCAGTAAAGGAAAATCTTTATTAGGCGCGGGAGCAAAAAAAGCATCCTCTGTTATAAGCGGTAAAAAAGAGGCTCCCGTTACCGCAACAGGAATGGCAGAAAACAAAGAAAATATAAAACCAAATATTGTAGATGGACAAAAAGTTAATACCATCGGAGTAAAACCCGGCACTGATTTAACCGGAGTTTATTTAGGTGATTCTGATATAGACAGTACGATATTAAATGCATATCAAAATGTAATGGGTAAAGGATTCCAACCTGTAGTTACCAGTGGATTGCGTTCGGCATCTGAAAACAAAAAAGTCGGTGGTAATCCAAGATCCAAACATATTACAGGTAATGCTATTGATTTACGTTCAAATGATACTGTTATGTCTAGTAGTGAAGGCACAAAAATTGCATCGAATTTAAAAAGTAGATTAGGTGGTAATTATGGTGTAGTTCAACATGGAAGTGGATATAGTAGACATATTCATATGCAATACAATAAAGGAAACGAAGCTGGTGACCCAGATGTACCAGCAACCTTTAATGCGAAACAAAACCCAACCGAAATTTCTAATGTTAAATTCGAAAGAGATCGCGGTGATGCAGAAAAAATGAAAGAATTAATCTCATTTTTAGGCAATGACTTTGCAAATATAATGGCAGATAAATTATCATCTTCTATGAAAAAAGGTGTGAATTCAGCTCCGAAAAGAGTAGCAATAGGTAAAAATCCGTTTTAATTGCTATCGTGTGGTACCAATGAATAATTATCACAACCAAATGTGATAACTTGACTCACTGCTTCGTTTGCCGAATATGAATAGTTCGGTTCTGTAGCATTCAAAAAATAACAATTCTCGAATGTATAAGTCGCGACCATATTAGATAATGCTGGGTTTACTGCGTTTCCGCTATTTTTATGAATATTAACATCTATCTGAAGAACTTTTGCTTTTTCTGGATTAGTGTAAATTCCATTCTGATCCATAATTAATTCGCGCAAAAATTGAATGAAATAACCAACTGTGTGATTTTCATCCTCTTCTAATTCAATTCTCAATTCCAAACCATCGTCATCAAAAACAGGAAAGGTTCTCGGAAAGATACCAACTTTTTGTATTTCTTTTTTGAAATTATGTTGCGGTAAAATCACATTTTTAACCATATGATCTGGTATAGCACCCCATTCAAGAAATTGTTTAAGAAATGGATTATTATCTATACGATATCTGGTATAACTCTGCATTTGATTAGTATGAACCAAGAAGTCAACATCGAACTGATACGCTCGTTGAATTGTCTTTGCATTTCTATCGATATAAAATCTTTTTAAATTATCTTGAATTCTTGCCATAATATCCTATCCAGAATAGAAAGGGATAGAGAATAAATTCCCCATCCCCTCAAAAATGAGTTAGATTAAGTACCAGAATCTTCTAAAAGCCAGTAATCAAATCTAAATGTTGCGTTAATTTTGATACTTTCATTAGCCGCATATCCAAGAGCCGCGTCATCAACGTTCTCTAAAAACATATTCTTAAATCGTATCTGTTTCTCAAGAGTAGTTCCGCCATAACCATACATTCTTAAAACACCGTCACTTACTATATCTCTCTTTGATGCTACTTGAGATTGTCCAGCAGTTGGTGATAAAGAATCATGATCAAAAATCTTCTGACTCCAATCATAAAGAGATTTAAGCGCTTTCTGATCTTCATGCTCTTCGATTTCTACTGATAAAGCATTTGTGAAAAGTGGTTGACCCGGATAAAATGCTTTAGTCCCCATGAAAAAACTCTCTATAGGTGTGTTTCCACGAGATGGAATAACCGCGGTTTTGCATCTTACGATCATATCATCTTGATTCCAGCTTCCAATGTTACCAATAAGTAATTCATACATATATTGGCGAGCGATATCGGGAGCGGCACGTAATCTGTTATCGAATGAAAAATTAGCCACGTTTGTAACCTCCGTTTTGTATTAATGTTTCTTTCATTAACTATTTATAGTTATCTATTATTATTTATAGAAATAAAAAAGGAAGACTAAATACAACCACAAAAAGCGGAATGAGTAAACCCAGTAAAATTTCTTCGTAATACATTATGATTACTTGTGATACAAAGTGTATAACATAATGAAAAGTATACGACAATATGAAGAGGAATCGAAGTATTAGTGTAATATTAACTAACTTATAATATCATATACTTCAATGACCCAGAATCGTATATTCTATATATTTTACGTTCTAACATAATTTCTCGTTCAGTTTTATTTTTATCGTAACCCAGTTTAATTAACTCGGATTTCCTATATTTAAACCTGTTTTCGCGAATACCATTAACAACATAATAATAATTTGGTTTTGTTTTATGCATTAATTTAAATCCTAATTTTTCATATAATACTCCTTTTGACCACGATCTATCGGCATAACTAATAACTCGAATGGGATTATATGTTCTGGAAAAATACTTAAATAATTTAGATGCCCCACCAACTACTGTTGTATTCAATTTATTACAAAATCTCAATAATTCATAATAGTCATCTTTGGATGTTTGACCTAAATTCTTTCTCAACCCACCAAACGTCATTAACGATACCAATACACCATTATAATATAATCCACATCTAATTTTCGATATGCTACTTCCCTGCAAATGATTATCTATTAAAAAATCCCTCGATGTTTTGTAATCAACTTCTTTTATTATGCATTTTCTCGCGTATATTCTTTCGGAATGCCCGATGTGATTCATAATTCTCGATTTAACTATATCCTGCTTATACATCCAATCATCCTCATAAATATGGATTAATTGAATTCCTTCTCGTTCGCATAAATCAGTCTTATTTAAGTGATAATCATTTGATTTATTCACTTCATTGTGCCAATATACTCCATTATATTCAAATGCTAATTTTAACTCCGGTAAATATATATCCAATTCTAATGGAGCAATCAAATTTCTATTATTAATTTCAATTTTTCCTTTATAATGAGTTTCAATAAAATTCAAAACCCCCTTTTCCGCGATTGATGTTAAATGTTCAAACGAGTTGATAGGAGTACAATTAGTACATATATCTTGGTTTTTGTCAATTCTAAAAACCATAGTATAATACATTATCTCAAAATTCCTATTACATTTTGGACAATTTCCTATTATATCATATATTACATTCGAAAAATAATTTTTAACACGGGTATTAATAAATGTCTTATTTTGACTTTTCAACATATCAAAAAGCCGATTATTTCGTCTATCATTCAACATTTTTGAGTTTTTCGGAATCGACGATGAACAATACACACCATAATTGTTAAACATCGTAAATGCCTTTTTTTCTTTTATCTCAGTTAACTTTGATATATTATCTATACCATATTTTTCTATAACAGTATTTTTGACTTTATTCTGAATTACGGAAGAGTGGAATGGACTTACCACACCATATCTATTTACACAAGTCTTTTTTATCCGTGCGGAATTTCTATAATTCTCGTCACCATATTTTTTTCTTTTACTATTCTTTATTTTTGTGGTTATTTTTATTCGATCCACATCCGTTTTATTCTTCCATGTCTCGGTAACTTTTCGTTTATGATTTTCGTCTTTACTTGAACATTCTCTATGATATTCAGAATATCCCTTTGTCGCATTGATAAATGTAGTTTCTTTTCCACAAACCACACAAATACCTTCGCCATCTTTTCTTAAATAGGTATCATAATATTTCTTGGGGGTTTGGTTGTGTACAGGAATAACGTGATTTTTGATAAAAGTGTTAGTTCTTATATATTTTGTATCTATACCGCAAATTAAACATTTCATTTAAACCCTCCTACTAGGTAAATAAAAAGAGGTAATCCCTACTCAGTAGGTTTCGGGAAATGGTAGCTGACCACTGTCCCTCTTTTATTATTTAATATATAACCAAATCATTAAAAAATCAAATGATTTATAAAATTTCAGAAAAAGAAATTCCGGTTCTTGTTATAATAATTTGCAATTTAATAAACTCAATCGCGCGACTTGGAGCCAACGCAATATCGACATTAAGTTGGTTATTATCACTATCATCTGATGTATTATTCGTTGCATCACACACTACCTGATATGATGTAACACCACCACCAGCCAGTACCGTTTGCATAAATCCATCAACAACGCTAAACAAACGACTTCTTGTTTTATCTGTGTTAAGTTCCCACAAAAAGCTAAGAAGTGTCGGTTCTATGCTATTTTCTACAAAAAGTAACAATCTACGAACATTAATTCTATCGAGCGCGGATGCTTTTCTTTGCGCGGTCTTCTGACCCCAAAGAATATTTCCATAACCTCTGATAAAATTGGATGTATTGATATTACTATCATACAACGCACCGATTTCAGTTTCATTATATTGTTTAAGCTGACCAAGTACAGGAAGAGACCCTCTATTAAGACCAGCAGGGGCACTCCAAGCATTTCCTGTTACTCTATCTGTTCTCGCCATAACAGTTGCACCATAAATCGCTTTAGGAATGAAAATCTTCTGATCCAAGAATGAATCGAAAACTTGATCCCATCCAGCATAAAGAGCAACATAAGATGGATTCGAAAATCCATAACTTGCTTGTTTAGCAAGGATCTGAGTTGTAGTCAAATCACTTTTTGTTCCTATCTGACCCACTGCAATCGAATCTTGACGACTCGCGGCAATATCAGCAACATCAATGATGGTCTGAATATCAGCTGTATTTGGTTCGTCTGGAACAAGTAGAATATTAACACTCACTTTTCTCTTATCAGAATAAAGTGTCCACGCCGCTTGTTTTTGAGCCGCGGTAGATGCCGTTCCATCCACACCATTCGATAATGATGTGATAGTAGATAGTTTATTTGGATACGAACTTTCCTGTTTTACGTTAACGTAAATGTAGCTTGATGCTCCATTGATTACATCTGGCGCAAAAAGAGACGCACCGGAATCATCTTTGATTCTGTAGTTAGAAACCAAATATGTTTCATCTGGAGATGTTCCGCTTAATGCAGTATATGTTCCATTACCCCAATAAGTATCACTCTGTCCAACTGGTTTTGTATAAACGTTTATACGATATACTTTTTTCCATTTAGCATCGGTGGCTGACGAAGCAACACCCGTTGATTCTGGATCATCGTATTTGTACTGCCAGTTAAAACCATTTTCGATACCACTTATCTGTTCTTCTGATGCACAAGTAACTATACTAACACCAACATCATTTCCATAAATACCCGGTCCTATCGACGCGATAATGAGCGATGTATCATGCTCAGTAATTGTTGGAGCAAATTCAACATCATAAATACCAGCTTCACCATTTTGAGAGGTTAAAGTATTTCCGTCTGCATAAAGAGCAACTGATAAAACATCAGATGTAGTAGAAGCACTCAAAATTGCGGATGAAGAAACCGCGACTGCTGATGTTGATGTGCTTAAATAAACATTCGAATAAAACTCATCACCAAAAGATGGTCTAGTGAAGAAAAACTGACTTGATTCTTTCAAGAAAGCCAAAGATGCTTGATGACCTAAGTCACTAACTGTTTCTGGTTTTCCGAAGGTTGACAAAAATTCTTTGTCATTTGAGATTGGCATTCTTACGTTGACCGGACCTTTATTGGTCTTGCCAACAACCGCACCAACACTCGTACCTGTAGGTCTTACAACCTCAGATATGTCGGTTTCGATTATTTTAACGCCTGGTGCTACAAATTTGGTAGGCATATTACGCTCCTATAGTAAATTTTTAAATAAACCTATTTCACTCACAATGTATAAACCTGTTTCATGTAATTATTTATATAAATGGGCTTACTTTTTTGTCATTATCTAACTATTTATACAATTATGTCTTAATTTGTCACAGAAACTCCGTAGAGCGCGAATTTGATCGGTTAATAATGATATTGCACTAAGATGTGTTATTATGTTAAAATCGATTTAAAGCGTCTATACGGGCGTTTAATTGAAACACCCAAGATTCCAATCAAATCCCCATTCATCCACACCCGCATCCAGTTCCATAACCACGGGTGGAAGTGTTTCATCGTCATCAGAGACTCTATATTTACCATCGACTGATTTAATTCCAAGATCTCTATCATCAAAATGTTGGGTTATCAAGAAATAAATTGCCCAAATTAAAGAAGTAACCGCGTCATCATGTTCAGTAGCAGATGCTTTGAACACATCTGGACGTACCTCTTCATAGAGTGATAATTCGTATACTGTTCTTCGATCAAACAATTCTAACCACCCACTTTCCAAATATCTTTTTAATAACATATTTCCAGTGAGCTTTGATTTTCGCGTGGATCTAATACCGATGCTTTGTTTTCTTTCATCACAATTCAATATTTTATCGTATTCATAATCCCACCAAATCGCGTTCACGACTTCGGCACCAACATCATTATTCTCAACCATCATATACGCACCATTATAATACTCGGAAACTGATATACATACTTGAGCAAAATCATACGGAGATATCATATTATTTCGGTAAATAGCAACCTGTTTAATATCATGTTCACCTAATATCTTTATGATTTGAATAGTCGAAAAATCACTCCCTATACCTTTAGAACTATCCACACCAAGTATATAAGTTGCATTAGGAATCGGACGTTCGTAAATATGTAAATAATCTTTCATTGATAATTGTATAGGTTCCGTTGTACTATCACCTATTTTCTCTAACATCCCACCTTCAATTAAAGTGGAACTCGAACCTATGAATTTTGCCGCATACTCTTGATTCCATTTGACTATACCAATATCTCGGATAACCTCATCTCTCCATGCTTCATCGCGACCCGGAACTTCATCCCAATTAATTTTTATTGGTCTAAAGTTATTATTCCCTTTAACCGCATCATTATATATGTGGTAAAACCGATTCAAACCATGTGGAGTACTCACCACGATTATTTTAGCTGTTTTACTCGAAGAAATGGTTGGATAAACAGAAGACATGAAATCTTCCACGATATTCGATGGTACAAAAGCAAACTCATCCAATAAAAGTAATGAAATGGATTCTCCGCGGATCGCGGAAGAAGCAGTCGAAGCAGATATTATTCTCACTCCGTTCTCCAATTCTACTTGAATTTTACTCCACCCACCTTCTTTCACACCTTGTTGTAACCACAATGGTAGTTCTTCATATGCCATTTTGATTCTTCTAAGAATTTCTTTGGCTGTTTTTTCTTTATTAGCAAGCACCGCGATATATTTATCTTCATTGAAAATCGCATACCAAACCATATAAATCGTGGATATGGTTGTTTTTCCGATCTGACGCGACGATAGGCAACATATATGTCTTTTTTTGGGATCATCTTCGACAAATGCTTTCAACATTCGTTTCTGATATTCATGAAGAGGTATTAATTGTTTACCCTCATCGATATTAACAATATAGAAATAATTCTCTGCAAAATAGATAATATCTTCTTTACATCGAAACCACTCCTTTAATATATCCGGTGGGTATTCAATTTGTTCGCCCTCTCCTCTGAGTTTTGGATTACCATTATGCATTTATTTCGTATTCCCGATTAAAAGCATCATATTTAACTTTAAAATACTCAAAATCATCTCTATACCGAAACATAGATACTCCGGTTCCTACAGAAAATATCTTCGATCTGCGATTTGCTTTAATGACTGGCAACGCACACTCCAAAAAGAGTGTTTTTTCTGAACATGGAGCGAAACAATATTCATCTAAGAAATAATTTATTGATGCATCACCTTTTAATTGTGAAAATATACTTTTAGCGGTGATACTAATTCCATTCCAAAATTCCAAAGAATATTTATTCCGAACACAAAAAGTATCATATTCGTTATCAGAACCCATCATTTTATATAACTCATAACAAAAAGATTCTATAAGATCTCTAACTTGTTTAAGAATCAATTCTGCATTCTTCATTTTATAACTAAGGATTACTGTGTTACCACCATTATTTAACACATTCCACGCGCACGCAATTACAATAAGTACAGATTTGCCTACTTGGCGAGATGCTTCAATATCTATATTAGATTGGGTTTTATTAGATGCAAATGATCTCAAAATCGTTTTTTGATAATCATATAACTTTATCGATTTCTGATCACGATCCGCATTAGTGCAATAAAAATATTTTTCTGCGAAATAAACAATATCGTGCTTACATTTACAAATTTCTCTCTCGTATTCTGTTTTCATCTTCAATTCCTTTTTTTGATTCAATAATATATTCATGGACTAAATTAATTACATATTCTTTTGTTTTATGTTTAACATTAACACCTGTAATTGTCGAAAAATATTCTCGCGAAAGTTTACTCTCTTTGCTACATAGCGCGGAAAGCAATTCCACTTCATCTTTTTCTTTTATAAACGTGATGAATTTTTTAAACCAACCCCGTTGTTGTTCTAAGATTTCATTTCGGTTTAACTTACCAAAAAAACCTTTTTCATAGTATTTATCAAATACTTCACGAAAAATATCTACGTCTTTGGTTTCTAATAAATAATATTCTTTAAAACGCATGAATCTTAATCTCCATCTTCTATTCTAAATTCTGCTTTGATTTCGTTTAAACTACTATTAGCTTTTGCATTTTTAGCCATTTTTAATAAGTCACTACTACTTAAATATTGATTAACAGTCAAACTATTAGAAGACTTATTTGCTGTTTTGTCATCTATTTGTAATTGAACCACCGTTTTATTTAATTCCATAAGACCTTTAATAGTATCTACTAATTTACCCATACCATTAAAAAATACCTCTGCTTGTCGCGGAGCTGATCCAATCTTAATATCTTTTCGTATTGTTTCTAGTACTTCTTTTCCACCCTCAATCAAATCTTTTAATGTGTCTTGCATGAACTCTTTATCCTGCAAAGTCATATCTGTTACATTCTCGATTTTCTTCGCGATCACATTCTTTTTCTTTTCGATTATATCCAGATTTTCTTCTAAACAATCAAAATCAGTATTCAAGGCATCTGAGATCCCTTTGAACGCATCTTTTAATTCATCACTTATATCACTCATAATAAAATCCTTGATTAAGGCAATTCACCAGCCGAGTACGTAAACGATTGTGCATTTACTGCATAATATCCCGTTGCGCTTTGACCATCAATTAATGCCGAGAATGTTCCCGATGTATCATAATCAGCAGAAGATGAAAACGCGCTTGTATCTGCAAATGCACTTGTGTTGTATTGTTCGGTTAATATATTAGTCGCACTTGAACTAGAACCATTCGTATCAACAAAGTATCTCGAACGAATTTCTTTGATGACTTTTGCATTTTTTACCGGACGATACATCCAAGCGGCGATCGTAAAACTCAAAATCGCGTTAACTTCACGTTTCTCTGATTCTTCTTGATCTGTAATAAATTCCGGAGAAACTCCAGTCAAAAGAACCTGTAAAGTTCGTTCAACATCCAAAAATGAAAATTCTTTGACTCTTAAATAAAGAGCTGGATTAAAATATGGTAGAATATTCTCTAAGATTTGAGAAAAATCATCCATAGATTCAGTTCTTATCATCATGTCAAAATCAATATCATATGGAGTCGGTTGTATATCTGTAACGAATTCTGTTATATTATCAAGACCTAACGCATTATCATAAAATTGTCTCGTTTCATTTATACCACATGCGCGTTCTGCGCTGTAGTTAAACCCCATAGGAACAATAGAAATTCGCGGTAACTGCATATAATAATCTTTACCAGTCTCGCGTTCTTTTCGATAATATTGAAATTTATTAACAGGACCAAATGTGATCGGTACTGAAATCTCTTTAGATACAACACCATAATCATCCAAACGCTGGACTTTTAAATCATTGAACATATCCGATAACGCTGTTACTATGTTTCGGATTGTATGTGGATAGTACCATGTTAACATATTATATACTCGCTTAAAAGATTCGATTCTTAACTATTTATATATTATAGAGTTACCAACCCGCAAATGGATCATTTGTATCCGCGACTAACTTAACCGATCCACTGGTTACTATAAGTGTTGTTGGGTCTGTATGGACATAACTACCACTTGTAGTCGCACTATCCGAATAATGAACAACATCACCTTTATCTCTATTAACCAAATCAGTAACATCAAACATATCTTCTTGATCCGCGTATGCACTTAATGAATAAGACGCAATCGCTGAAGTAAATGGTGATGCGCATAGCTCATCAGAAGCAGTTTTTGCTAATACTCCATCAGCTGATGTACTGAAACCCACATGATTATCTCTATAAAGTCTAACTTTCAATGTCCATGTATTAGATGTCTGTAAAAATTGATTATCTTCTTCACCAACATCTAAAATTTCATAAAATTTATAGTTACTTGTGGATCTTATTAAATCACCCAATTTAGGTATATATTGAGCGAATGTTCCGGAAGTCGCGCCGTATTGATCATCATAATCTAATGTAGACGCGACTTGAAACTGTAATTTCGAAATAAACATCTCGATGTTATCTAATTCTTCTATTCCAAAACGAGATGCCATATCATCTTCTGGTGGCAAAACAAAATATACTTGCACCGGAAAACGACGTACCACATGACGATCCATATCTTCACCAAAAATAACATCATAGTCAGTATTATAATCAGTGATATAATACTGACATTTTACACCAAAGTGATTAAATGCTTCATTAATCCATCTTCCGTATAAATTCTTTTCAACATCATAACAAGCACCCGTTAGATGCTTCATATAATCTTTTGTTCTTGGTAAATGTCCGAAATTAGTCATATGTTATCCTTACGCAACAAAAAATGATGGTTGTTCAGCTTCGCCCATGATCTGTTCCATCACTTTTTCTTCTTCAGCAACACCATCTTGATAAATTTCAGCACCATTAATTGAACCACCACCCGGAAGCTCCACTGTATATTTTTTCAAAACTCTACCCCAAATTTTCATTGCGAGCGCGACTGCTAGTTTTTTCAAGAGAATATTATTATACAGATGTCTTGATTTTTCTCTTTTATATACAGTTAACAATCCAGTAATAGTTTGTGTTGGTGTGGGAATTATCGTCAATGTTCCGGTGGCTTGTCTATAATCAGTTCGATAATATCTTCCAAACTGATTATAAAATTCTTTACCATACAACATCGCTAAATCAATTCCCGCCATTAACCGACCCTCACCCAATCCTTGACTAACAGATCCACCAGAGCCATAACTTTGATTATAAAAAGATCCACCCGGAACGCTCTTATCACCAAAAAAATCACTCACAAAATGAAATCCCTCGGATACATCAAAATCAATCACATCTTCTAATGTTCCCTCATCATATGCGCTTAAATCATATGCACTCGTTCCCGCGGAAACAGTAAATGCCATATAATCCTGATAAACCGCCTCACCATACATATAACGAGTGAAAATACCGATCGCATCACAAATAGCAGTATCATATTGATCTGTAGTCAATTCAATACAATTAATTGGCGCACCAAGATTGAATTGAATATATTCTCTGAAGTCCCCTAAAGACTCTATACGTGAACAACTCATTTATTTATCCTCGTTTAATGATGTTTCCTCTACAATAAATTTCTTTTTAGATTTCTTTCTTGTTCTTGGTTTTTCTATTTCGGAAATCAATTCTTGGTTTTCTTGCATCATAGGTTCCGATATAATCAACTGTTCTGTGACCGATCCTTCGTCTTTCTGCAAAACCTTAAATTCCATCAAAAGATGGCTTCCTACATCTTGAGTAAAATTCAAAGATTCATACGGATCGAATTTGATTTTAGCACTACCCACGATAAAAACTTGCGGGCTGTTTGATATATTCTTGATTCTCATAATTAAAACTCCTTATGGTATGTTTTTAATTATTTATACAAATAAAAAAGGGAGCTTAAAAAAGCTCCCTTTTCCTCACAAAACTGGTGATATACAACTAAATGTCTAATCCATTACAAATTTTAAAGATCCGGAATCGTATATTCTATATATCTCTCGGTCTAACATTATTTGATGTTCCGTTTTATTAGAGTCATATCCCTGTTCAATTAACTCGGATTTACGATATTTAAACCTATTTTCCCGAATACCACCAACCACATAATGATAATTTGGGTTGGTTTGGTCACCTAACACAAATCCCAATTTTTTATATAGTTTCCCGACAGACCAAGAACGATCCGCGTAACTAATTACTCGATGGGGAATATGATTTTTCATAAAATGAGCAAATAACCTAGAAGCACCCCCAACAACAGAATAATTTAATTTGTTACAAAATCGCAATAATTCAAAATTACCTTCTTTAATATCATAACCCAAATTCTTTCTCAATCCACCAAATGTCATCAACGAAATCAATTCTTCATCGTAAAATAAACCATACCTAATTTTTGATATACAATTACCCTGAGTATGATTTTCGTTTAAAAATATACTCGACTCTTTCGCGACTACTTTTCTTATTTCACACTTACGCGCATATATCTTTTCGGATTTTCCCAATAAATTTAAGATCCTAGATTCAATTATATTTCGTTTATACATCCAATCATCCTCATAAATATGGATTAACTGAATTCCTAGTTTCTCACATAATTCTGTTTTGGTCTTATGATATACATTCGGTTTATGTAATTCATTATGCCAAAATAACCCATTAAATTCAAATGCCAATTTTAATTCGGGCAAATAAATATCTATCTCAAGTGGACTAATTATCTGTTTTGTATTAACAGTAACTTCACCATAGTAATTTTTCTGTATAAAATCAACAACATCCTTTTCTGCAAAAGAAGTCCCGTTTAAAAAAGGTTCACATATTTGACATTTTAATTTTCTGTTATTAATCAATCGCAATCTAAATAACTGAACTTGTACATCAAAAATTTCTCCGCATTCACATCTACACGTAACAATACCACGTTCATAACTAATCACATCAACACCGATATTTCTTGCATTTTCTTTAAAATGGGACATATGCATTCCGTTAAGTGTGTTTTTAATCTTATTTAATACCATATTAGATTGCGCTGGATATTTAGTTCCGTATTTACCAAGATTAGTATTAATTTGCACGTTGTTTAACTTTTTCGTTTTTCATTGGATTATCAACGCCATACTTTTCCAATAGTGTTTCTTTGGTTTTACCTTGCGCGGATTCCAACTGAAACACATTTTCTACTCCATATTTTTTTAAATTGGTGTTTTTTATCTGTTCAATATTATTCACACTGTTATATTTTTTCTTTTTCTTTTCCGCGGATTCAACATAAAACCCTTCTTTTTGAAAATACGACTCCACACCATAACGGTCTAAATTAGTATTCTTCTGCTTTTCGATTGATTCCGGATTATACATATTATGATAATAACCAGTTTTTTTAAAATACGTTTGTCTTGCTTTTTCTTTGGTATCACTCGATGAACAACTAACACAACAATATTGTCTATAACCATTAGATGGATTTATAAATTTAGTCTCATTCTCGCAACCCTTTCTATTACAAATATTATCTTCTGATTTTTTGATATATTCATCGTAATATTCTTGCGCGGATAAATTATGTATTTTTTTAACATGTAATTTAAAAAATGTCTTTGGTGTATACATCGTATATTCATTACAAATATGACAAAAAGTAGCTTTTTTATTCATAACAATCTCCTATTTAGATCAAAAAAGAAGTAATCCCTACTCAAATAGGTTTCGGGAAACGGTCATGACTCCGCTGTCCTTCTGTATATATTATATATTATTGTCCGTACATAGTCAACAAAAAAAGGGGATTCAAAAGAATCCCCTTTCTCACAAAACTTTATATTAACTAATTACTTAGTTGATAATAGAAGTCAAGTTGGTGAAATTGATGAGACGGTAGTATCTACCAGACCCAAGAAGTGAATCTGTAATCGCGTATCTACTCATAACACCGATACGTGGGGAGAAGTCTTCCTGTGCTACTGCGCGGGAGACAAGTCCTGTTACATATGGAGAATAGATAATACCAGAATCACGAACACCAGTACCTTTAAAACCAACGAGAGCATAATCATTAGTTGAAGCCGCATATGAATCGCGGTAAACTGTGATCTGTCCGTTGATAGTTCCAACTTCTACTAAACCGTTAGTTGCTCCAACGATTGCTTGATTACGACTAAACTGTGGACTAGCCGCTTGTAATGCAGTTGCAACTCTTGGAGATACGATTACGAAGTTACCCGCGCCACGTCTTGTAGCAATCGCGATATCATTCGATTTGTTTATGATCTGAGTGATCATATTAGAGAATTTCTCTTGACTCCAACGTCCATCAGCAGAAGACACGTTGTATGTAAGAGCGGCGGCACCACCATTTGCTGTATCAATAGCCGCGGATTTCATTTTGTAAACAAGCTGACGATCAAGTTCAGCAGTAATCTCGTACTGAAGAATATCGATCATTTCTCTCTCAAGATCAAAACTATGCATTGCGGCAATATCCATCTCAGCTTCTAGTGAGAAACTAGCGGCTAATTTTCTTGATTTTGCAGTAATTGCAGTCTGATCAACTCTTACTGTAAGTTCTGGCATATCAGAACCAATAGTCCAACCCTCTGCTGTTGCTGTTGCAACACCTTCACCAGAATCCAAAGGTCCACCAGATGTAGCGGCTGAAGTTCCAGTAAATCCAGAGTATCCATCAACGTCATTAAACGCGGCTTCAACTGTTGGAAGTAAAGTTGTGTTGTAAAGTGTGCGAATAGCAAATGCAAGTCCAACTGGACCAGTCATTGCCTGTACACCAACAACTTTATGAGCGAACAAACCCGGAAAGGTTCTACGCATAAGAGCAAGTGTAACTGGAGCGAATGCACCAGCGCCAGTATCATTAAGTGTAGCACCAGCAACAGTTGTGGTACCTTTTGATGCCTCAAGCATAAGCGGAAGACGACGTTTAGCTACGCGATCTTGGTTTTCCAAAATCTTAGCCATGTTTTCTCTAATGTGTCTATCTTCGATATTGGTAATAGCCATTTTACCCGGCATATTTGACCATTTCTCGATGATCTCATTGATTAAACTTTTTTCATACTGTTCCATATTAAATTTCCTCCTAAATTATTATTCTTAAATATTTATACATTTATTCATCAAAAAAAATCAATTGACTTTTAAAGCAATGATTCTGCTTTAGTATATTGATCTTCTATGATAATAACCGCATCTTCTTCTTTAACGCTATCTGGTGTTCCTACTGTGGATTCCACAATTCCATCATCCTCAGCAACTACACTGTCATCAGCAATAGTAGTTTCGTCTTTTGAACCAACAGATTCAACAACGACACCATCTTTATTTGCAGAACTAAATGAAGAAGATTCTACAACAACTTCTACGATACTATCGATTTCCGCTGTGAGTTCTTCTATTTTTTTGCCTTCACAAAATTTCTTAACTCTAGCTCTTTCTGACTCTGTGAGATCCGCGATTTTTTCAGAAATAAGAAGATCTGATTTAAGACCTTCCATAGATTCTGCTAATTCGATTTTCTCTGCTATGATACTAGAAGCTGACTCTTCAAGTTCTTTGATTTTATCTTCGCTTCTACGCATAGTTTTTTCACCTTCGCAATCAAGTCCGACATACTGATCTTCGAACAATGATTTGATTCCTTCGACGATAGGCAAATATGTTTCATTAACAGCAACGGTTTTTAACATCTCGTCACTAATCTTAGAAGAAATTTCAAGATCTAAGAATTTGTCGAGTTTTTCGACAATAACGTCTTCAAGATCAACGAGTTTTTTATCGTAATCTTCAATTAACGCTTCTTCTTTAGCAGTAATTCCCTCTTGGATTTTTTGCTCGCAGTATTCTTCACCAAGAATTTCTAGTTTAACTTTCTCTTCAGCAACTTTTTCAGTTACCTTTTCAGTAACCATTTCTTCGATAGTTTCTGTGATCTGAGTCAAATCTTCTTCTGAAAGAATTTCTGAAAGTTTTTCAGCAATAAGTTTTAATTTTTTACTCATGTCTTTTCCTCCGTATTATAAAAGACTAATTTTCAGTAAATATTTATATAAAATAAGTCAAAAAAATAACAAAAAAAGACGTTACATTTATGTAACGCCTTGATTTTCAACCATTTATGAAAGGTAAAATACTTACAAAAGCGAGGATGCGTGATCCATATTTGTGTTAGTATTTGTGTTGTTGGGTTTTGGGTTCGGACTATCTAAAAGAAGATTAGCATGTTCAAGAATCGAATCATCAGTAGATTCTTTCTTTAACTTTTTCTTCTCATCAACTTCTTCATCGTCGTCTTTTTTTGGATCTTCTTCTTCTTTAACTATACCTTTAGCGATACTTGTAGAAGCGTCAGAAAGTTTTTTCATGAAAGTATTAGATTCTGGTTCATCGGAAAGAGCAAGACCTTTAAGAAGCTGAACTGCTTTCATCTGTGCTTCGTTATCTTTACCCCAATCAGTATCACCGAGATCTTTGATGATTTTTTTAACATCAAATTTGGCTTCGACGATAACAGTTTCTTCGCTTTCTTTAAGTATAACCAAAAATGATTTACCATCTTCATAATCAACTCTACTATATTTATTTTTAAGAGCATTAATAAGTTTGGTAATATCTTTTTTGTCTTTATCTCTTGGTTTTAAATCCCAATTTAACTTAATACCCTTGCCACCACCGCTATATTTTTGGACACCAATATCAAAATAATCGGGTTGAATAACATCAAAATTAACAGACTTTACAAACTTCTTTACTGAAGACGGTGACAATGCTTCATTAATATCAAAATCAGCATTATCTTCACTCATTTGTGATTTTAGAAACTCTCTGAATTTTACCATGGTATACCTCGTTTTTATTATTTTAAATTACATTTATTATAAACTTTTTTCGACTTCATAGAGAAATTGTTTTAATGCCATCTTTATATACTTCGAACCATGTTGATCCAAATTCTTTTTAAGACCGTTAACCGCAATTTCTACGAGGTGATTTCCTTCCATTATATAATCCTTATTTTCAAGAACCCCATCGACAAAAGCAGATGGAGCAGAAGGATCTGCTACAATATCTATTGCTAACAATTTATAATCATTACCAACTTTTTCACCTTTAAGAGAACCTATACCTCTGCTACTAACACCAAGCTGTACACCAGAACGAAGTAATGCTTCAGCAATTTTTCCTGTTGGTGTTGGTAAAATTTTAGCAACACCCATACCATTATTACCTTGCATTTGTAAAGATTCTATAAGATGAGAAGCTCTCTCAAGATTAACTGTCGGTGTTGGTGGATGATCTAATTCGCCCAAAGCAGTCCCTTTAAGAATCTTTTCATCGGTATAACGCGTAACTTCACGCGATAAAACTTCACCCGGATATATCCGTCCGTTTCTATTTTTGATTTCCGCTTGAACGAATGGTCCTTTGATCTTATATTGTTTCTTTTCTTCACCCTCAGAAATTATTTCTAAATCTTGAAAGTCTACATATTCTGTAATTAGCTTTGCCATTTTGATTCTCCGATTTATTTCTCGTCTTTAAAGCCAGTAGTAATGAAGTTTTGCTTAAAATGTTTAATTTTATCAGCTACTTTTCTAGCTACTACAGATTCGATATCATCTTTTAAAGTGGCATAATCACCTTTATAAATTCTACCAATGAGTGTAGGATCTGTTGCAACTGCTTCATTTTCATTAACTTTTTTAACCATTATGAACTCCTTATATTATGTATTTATATTAATTATTATTTATCTCGCGTTTTAAACGCTTTTTTCTTCTTTTGGTTTTTCTTTCTGATCTTCCTTCAGCTCTTCTTTTGGGGCTTCTTCAACACCATCTTCAGCACCATCTTGTGGCATCCCAGATGCTTTAGCAGTCTCTTTTTCTAATTCACCAGTAAGTCGCGCTTGATCCAACGCGGCTTCTTCTGCCATCTTTTTCTCTTTAGCCTTAAATTTAATGTTCGCGGCAATTTCGGCATCTGTCATATTCATCCATTCACGCATCACAAATTCTTCTGAAAATGGAGCATTTGGTTCCTGTGGACTCGTCACGAACGATGACATGGTTGACCATATATTCATTTTCGATTCGATAAGTTCAGATTTCTTAAATTCTTTAAAGTAATTCGACTCGGTGAATTTGAAATCATATAGGGCGCGATTGATAACCTCTGTTGGAAAATTTTTAAATTTCAACTGTTGTATAAATGCATCCATGAAAATAGCTTTAAATCTATTTAATGTTCTGTCGATAAATTTTCCAAAACGCACTTCTTCGCGCTCCATATTTCTACCAGAAGAATATTGAGCGGAAGCATCTTGAAATCTATCTTTCGGCATTTTAAGAACTTTTTGTAATTTTGTGAGAAAATATTCTATATCAGTAAGTTCTCCCAAATTCATAGCACCACCGATAGTATCAATTCTCGATCCAGAACCATCTCTTTGAGCAAACCAAAAATCCTCAGTCATTGCTTGGACGTTCATAGATGAATCTATTGCGCCAGTATGTGTGTTATAATTAACTTGTTTTTTATACTTATGTATCAATTTCTTGATATGTTCTTCTGCTTTTCCCGTAGGCATTTTACCAACTTCTATATTCCATACTCTTCTTTCTGGTGCGCGGACTAACCGATAAACAATTACCGCATCTTCCAAATTACGAAGCTGATTGTATGTTCTAACGGCTGGTTCTAAATAACCACGAACATCCGTTTTATCTTTACCAAACCCGTATAAATCCCAACATGAATATGCAATCTGTGCGCGTGGAAACGCGACCAAATCATCTTCTGGATTTAGATATTGAACTGGTTGTCCAGAACCATCGTCTTCAGTTTTTAACTGAGCAAATCCCACAATTATGTTACCTTTGTATATAGGACGTGTTTTAAACGCGGCGAGTGGTTTAATACCGATAATATTATTACCATCCTTGTTCAATACGAGTTCTAAAAACAACTCACCTTCAATCAACCACTTTTTGTAAAATGAATATATACGTTCGGGTTTGAACACCTCTTCGATTAAATAATTAAATTCATTTTGAAGTTTTCTTTGCATTGATGCGTGTAATTCTTTCTTGAAATTCAACCGAACTATTTTACCTTTTGCATCTTCAACTATCGCGTCATCCGCTACAATATCCAGCGCTTCACTAACTTCCGGAAATAATGACATCTGACGATATGTTGATATTCTATGTTTTTTATGTTGAAATAGTTGAGAAAAATGAATAGGTGCTACGAAAGCCTCTCCACCCGGACCCAAATCCGGCACGGCATCGAATCTATCATAATAATCCAACTCATCAAGTTCAGAAACACCTTGCGCGTTCTGTAGTATTTGTTGTTCGGTCTCTCTGTCTTTATCCGTTTTTGCTAAAAAGAATTTAGAAAAAGGATTAAAGTATGCAAAATTCGCCATAAAATCTCCTATATATCAATATTTATAACACCTATTTTGGAATATATAATTTATAATTATTCAATACCGCACCAACCGACGCTCCAAAGTATGTATTAGAAATGAATTTCATCGTTTCATCCAACGATTCTGTTGGTATTCTTTTTAATTTGCGAACGCGTTTCTTTTTATATTGTCGAACACCGTATGTAGATTTTTTAAACATCATATATAAATGTTGGAAATCATTAAGAGGTATCAATCTCTTGTCTTCTTCCATCAAATAACCCATGAATGATCTCGCACGTGCCATCCAAATTTGCCGTGATCGTGGTCCCATATGATGAAAATTCAATCCAAAAAAATTATCACCTTTTTGCTCATATACAAAAACTAGAGGAAATACGTCCCAATATTTTAATACTTTATAATCATGTCTGCTTTTATCGAAAAGATAGTTATACGTATAAAATCTTCCTGTGAAGACTCTACCCGAATGTATACCCGTATCTTCTATAAAATTTAGATATGTCTGTAAATTTGCTTGACCTTTTAACCGAGGCATCTTTTAACCACCATAATAATATTCGCTAAAACGCGTAATTGCTTTTCCACCAGTACCACTTAATTTAGGAGAAAACGCACCAGATTGACTATCTCCGACATTAGCTCCGGTAGTAGTTATAGTTTCTAATTTTAACATATTATTCAGAACACCCGTGATCAATCGAAAATACCTATCACTTTCAACAGGAATGGTTAGATATCCTTTTTTAACTATTTCTCTTGCCCGGTTCCAAAGAGATTCTACTTCTTTTTCGGTTTTCCCAGTTTTATCAGCAAATGATTTTATTAATGGTATTGACATATTAATCCTCTTTTAAAAAACCTAATTCATTTGTGTGTTCTTTGACCTCTTCGTGCATCAATACACCCAACATATCAATAATATCGCAATCATACTTCTCTGAAACCTTCTCTATGTCGCGCTTAATCCGTTTTATCGCGGCTTTCTGTTCTACGCCACCCTTAACAATTAAGTTGTTATAGAAGTCATTACCAAGCGTCTGAACGTAAAGGAAATTATTAAGTTGTGATATCTTACCGCCCAACAATCGTTTAATTTTGAACATGAATTTATCAAAAAGAGTTAATGTTGCTTTTTCTTCATCCGTTTCTGGTTGTCTTACAATCCTACCTTGTGAATCAACTAATTCCAGTTTAAATGCTTTTGTTTTTTTCACTGGTGTCATTAATTTTTTAATCACAAGGAACGATAGTACGTCATCCACTCTTTGTTTCTGTAAATCTGTACCTAAATTTGCCATATTATATCCTTTTCCAAGTATTTATAAACGAAAAAAAAGGAGCCTATAATTAGACTCCTTTTTAAGTGTAAAGTTATATTTTATTAAACGCCAGAAGCAATCCATCCATAAGCAACACTAGGTAACGTATTTCCAGTCATATCCCAACTACCAACAGAAGCTCCGGTTGACGATGCACCCGAAATAGTCATAACTGATGGAGTAACCGAACTCACCGAAATAGCAATCGCTGGTGTACTTACAAATCCCGCAAAACTGATCGATCCTATACCCGCGTCATCAGTAATTCCAGTACCCGATCTTACTGCTGTTGCAGAAATTTCAATAGCATTATTAAAATCATCATAAGTAATATCGATATTCGGACCCGCGCTTAAAAGCTGAGATACTCGATCATCAATTACTTCATTACTCACGGAAGAAACAGAATCAACTGCCGCAGAAAGAACATCTATTTCACCGTTTAATAGACCAACTTCGTTTGATAAATCCGGAGCGCCCGATATTTCGATGGCACCATTATAATCATCATAAGTAATTTCTATATTTGAACCAGCGCTTAATGTTGCGGCAACAACGTCTTGAATATCTTCAACACCAGTACCACTAATTTCGATCGCACCATTATAATCATCATAAGTGATTGTAATGTTTGGACCCGCGCTTAATGTTGTTGACATTAAATCTTGTACCTGTTCATCAGTTTTAACTGCCGCTGAAATTTCTATTGCACCATTATAATCATCATAAGTAATAGATACATTCGAACCAGCACTCAATGTTGTTGACATTAAATCTTGTACCTGTTCATCAGTTTTAACTGCCGCGCTGATTTCTATAGCACCATTGAAACTATCATAAGTAAGTACGACGTTTGATCCAGCACTTAATGTTGTTGACATCAAAGTTTGAATCTCTGCATCTGTTGCTGACGTAGCAAGCGACCAAGTTCCGTCACCTAGTAGAAACTTATTTTGATCTCCAGCGGCAGGAGCAGGAACCGAACCAGCCAAACCAGCGGTACCAGAAGTCGCGGCAGTCATTACCCAACCTCTAATAGCTTCGCGGACATCATTAATACCCAATCCACCACCACCACCAAATCCAGTCATTCCAGTTTCACCATCTTTAACAAAGAGATCCCATTTTCCACCAGTATAAACAAAAACACCACCAGTCATCGAATTTCTATAAAAATCATACATTTTTGGGTTTGCAGGTGGTTCTTTAGATGCACCTAAAAAATTAAAAGCACCCAAATCTTTTTTATCATCTGCATTTGGAACTATTGAAATATTTTCTACAATAGAATCACCTAATAGATAATTAGCTTGTTCCACAATAACATCTTTGGTTATTGGTTTAACTACGTTCTCGATTTTAACATCGATAACCTTTTCGGCAATAGGCTCAACTTTTTTGTCTGTTTTTTTGTATTTTGCCGGAAGATCACTTTCGAAAATCTTTAACAACTCTTCTTTTTTCTCGTTTTTCATAATATTTTCCCTTAAATTAAATATAAATGTCCCGTCTTTATTATTATTTATATTATTCATGATTTAAAAATTAAATTTTATTATTATACTATAAATATCCGTCTCTTCGCGCCACCTACTGGTGCGGTATAATCTACAACTATGGATACATTATCTATATCTATCCACCACGCAATCGTATTTGTATTCATCGCGATTATAACACCATCATGAGCAGTTTTAGTACCATCGACAAATGCTTGCCATAAAGTAACCATAGTTGAATTAGTTAAAAATGTTTTTGTGCCTG